TAGTGCTGCACCAGCTTCTCTTCCTATGCAAATATTATAACCACCTGTAGTAATGGAATCTCCAGATTCTGGACCAAGACAGACATTATAACTTCCTGTGGTAATGGCAGTTCCAGCAGAAGCACCTACAGCAACATTTTTAGCACCTGTTGTATTAGCTTTTAATGCTTCTGATCCAAATGCTGTGTTAGCTGCACCTGTCGTATTTGCTGTTAAAGCATAAGCACCCACTGCTGTGTTGTCTGATGCTGTCGTGTTTGCTACCAAAGCATTCCTACCAAGTCCTGTATTAGAAGCACCTGTAGTATTTACCATTAACGCATAAGCACCAAGACCAACATTAGCTGTGCCTGTAGTGTTTTCTCGCATAGCACCATTACCAACAGCAGTATTATCAGCTACAGCACTATCTTCTAAAGCACGATAGCCTATGGCAACATTTCCATCTACTGTAGTTACTGTTTTTAAAGCATCAGCTCCTATAGCAAGATTCTCTGTACCTGTGGTATTAGCTAATAAAGCTGAACTTCCTATAGCAATATTGTTACTCGCAGTAGTATTCGCTGTTAAAGCATTATAGCCAATAGCAGTGTTGTCTGCCCCTGTACTGTTTGCTCCTAAAGCATCTAAACCAACGGCTGTGTTGTTGTCTGCTGTTGTAGTAGCATCTAAGGCACTTTTACCTACTGCCGTATTTCCAGCACCTGTTGTGATTGCAGTTCCAGCTAGATAACCAACTAAAACATTATTTGCTCCTGTAGTTACTGCTGCACCAGAACTTGAGCCTACTGCTGTATTATATGATGATGTAGTTGCTACCTCTAATGCCTGTTTACCCAGTGCTGTATTATGATCCCCAGTTGTGGCAGTTTTAAAAGAATCAGCTCCTACTGCGGTATTAGAAGCACCAGTAGTAACTGCTAATCCAGAAATATCTCCGACAAAAGTGTTATTAGAACCTGTGGTTATAGCAGTTCCTGCTGTATAGCCTATTGCTGTGTTGTCTGTTCCAGAACTATTGGCTGCTAAAGCTGATGTTCCTACTGCGGTATTATCAGCAGCCGTTGTGGCTACTAATAAGGCTCCTGAACCAATAGCTACGTTATTGCCGCCTGTGGTTAAAGCACCACCAGCATTATCACCAATTAAAGTATTATCTGAGCCAGTGGTGACAGCATCACCTGCCGAGTCACCAACCGCTACATTATCTGTTCCAGAAGAATTAGCGGTTAAAGCCGAAGTTCCTACCGCAACATTGTTGCTGGCAGTTGTTGCTACCAATAAAGCACCTGATCCAATAGCCACATTAGAATCACCTGTGGTTAAAGCACCCCCAGCATTATCACCTACTGCGGTGTTGTCAGAACCAGTAGTGACCGCATCCAGTGACGCTTCCCCTATCGCTACGTTGTCCGTACCTGTGGTGAGGGCTGTGCCTAAATTACCGCTACCGAGTCCTACGTTGCCTGTGCCACCTGTTAAATCTAAAACGTCAGTAATTGCAGCACCCGATCCTGCTCCGTCAGCCACCACCATTTTAATACCGCCATTCGGTATTACGACATTGGCTCCTGTGCCTTGGGTAAGGCTAACTGCGTAACCAGCAGAGTTCTGGATTATCCAGACTTTACTAACTGTGTTGGGAGCTAAAGTAACTGTATTGAGTGCGGTAATAGATCCCGTTAAGGTCAATACCATACTTCTTGCTTCCGAATCCGTTTCTGTGCCATCAGGTATAGTAATCGTGTGGGAAGTTCCCGTGATCCCTGTTGACGCACTACCGAAAGCATCCGCTATAAGCGTTAAATTCGTATTTGTCGTTGTGCCCCATGTTCCGCTACCGTCACCAGTAGCCATTTCATCGAGTCTTAGATTATTTACATATGTGCTTGCCATAATTTTTCTCCGCTATGATTATACTATGATTTCCATAATTATTAAGCAACTTCTTTCCAATCAGGAGTTTGTGAATCCGAAACTTCGCTCCAACTCGGGCTTTGTGAGTCAGTAACTCCCGTCCAATCGGGCGTTTGTCCTGGTTGTATTTCGCCCCAAACCGTAAGGGTGCTAACTGCTCCTGTGCCATAAACTCCTGTAATTGCAATAGTTACGTGGGTTGTAACCGTTAAACTACCAAGACCACTGGTCATGGCGTCTTGCGTAACTGATATTACATTATTAGTTACTAGACTTAAAGTTCCTAAAGCAGAAGTTCCTGCTAATCCTGTAGGATAAACATTAGCGTCCCCAGTTACCGTTTCATCGCCTTGTGCTACTGTAGAAGCAGTACCACTAACTCCTACCAGAGCAACTCCATTAGCTACAACCGTACCTACGGCACCTGTTCCTGCTACTCCTGTTTCTGCTACATTAGCTCCTCCTGTCGCAGTTACGCTACTAACTGCGCTAGTTCCCGCAACTCCTGTTTCAGAAACATTGGCTGCTCCTGTTACAGTAAGTGAACTGACCGCTCCTGTTCCAGCAACTCCTGTTTCTGCTACATTAGCATCTCCAGTGACTGTTTCTGTGCCGAGTGCGGTAGTACCAACTACCCCTGTTTCGGTGACAATCGCTGCACCTGTTGCAACAACCGTACCGACAGAACCTGTGCCCGCTACGCCTGTTTCCGCTACATTAGCATCACAGGTAACGGTTTCGGTTCCTAACGCAGAAGTACCTGCAAGCCCCGTAAGGGTTACAGTAACGTCAACTTCAACGGGTTCACCCCATGTGCCTGAACCCCAAGTAGACCGACCCCAGCCAGCCATTCTTTACTAAGCGATTCTAATTACAGCGTTACTTGCATCTGCCGTAGGGAAGGAAATTGTAAAACTTCCTGCTGTGGAGGTTTTATCTCCACCAAAATCAAAAACCGCAACTGCTGGATCACCAGAAGCCGTGTCGTTGAAAATCATGCATCCTCTAGCCGTAATCGTACAAGTACCAAAAGTTAAATCAGCAAAATCCGTGAACGCTGTCGTTCCAGATGTAGTCGGAGCTACTTTAGTTAAAGTACCACCTTTAGCTGTGTAATTGGTTCCTGTCGCTTCTTGGCTAGTGCTATACGCTGTAGTAGAAGCACTCATAGTAGCTGAACTGGTATAAAGAGCCAGTTTAAACGTATTACCGTTTGTCGCAAAGTTATGTACCGCCGTCATCAATTCACTTTTGAAAGACGTGCACATCGCTTGTGTTATTGCCATTATAGTCTCCTAATAATATTAGCTAGGTCTTTTTGACCTTGTTTCTCTAATTGATTGCCTATTGTACACATGTGGTTATTCACCGCTTCTTGCATATAATATGTAATCACCTTTTTGCATGTTTCTTTAAAAACATGAGCTTGTTCCCTTATGGGTGCAGGAGCTGTTTTACTGATAGAAATTATTTTATTAATTGCCATTTCCGCAATTTCCTCTATCGTGTGCCCTCTGTGTTCTGTTGTGGTAACCCCAAGAGTTCCAACTTCTGTTTCTGAATTAAGTGAAAACATTAGTATTTCTTAGGCTCCACAATTCCTTCTTGTACTTGTCCGTCGTGTCTTCCAACAAGTCCTATAGGGATAGCTTGTTGTTTTTCAACTTCTGACCATTTACAAATTTTTAATTCATCCTTTTCCATATACGTTACATATGGATCTTCTAGTCGATGATACCCATACAATTTTTCTTGAATCGGTACATCAGCGTCTAAAAGTCCCGACGTTAAAGCTACTTGAACAATAATACCTGCGTCTATACATTTTGCCAACCAAAATTCACAACAACCTCGTCCTTGCTCTGCAAAGTATAAATTACCCTTATAAGTAAAATCAGCACCAAACATACTAATACCGCCTACTTTATTCCATAGTGCAAAAGCAATTGCATAAGAGATAGTATTATTAAAATATCCACATGCTAAATCTGTAGTAACTGCTTTGATAGGGTATTCTTCTAAAGCAGGAACTCGTTTATCCAACTCACACGTGTATATTGGGTAATCTACTATAGGAAGCGTTTCCTTCATCATATCCGTCATATTTCCTGCATCGTCTGTATCAAAAAAGCGACTAACTGGATCCATGACAAAAGCTCTATCAACTCTTTTTAAAACGCCAATCATAGCGTTAATTGCCCACACTTCATCAAATTTTTTACTATGGGTGATCATTTTATGATAGTCTAGTTGACTATTCCCCATAGCAATAATCGCAATATTCTTGCCTTCTAATTCGGATATAGGTTCTTTTAGCATTATTGTGGTGCCATTCTTACATTATCGTATCGGGATTCATCCCTTACATCTTTCGACTCCCCTAGTGCTTTCAGTGTTGCGAGAGCTTCTTTAAATTTTTGTTCATACACCATAATTTCATCAGGTGCCGTTTTCATAAAAATTGCTCCTTCCACTAAACAACCATACAACATGGCATTAGACGCATTGGTCGAAAGCCAGGTTGTCCCACTATCACCTGCAGCAGTTAGTGAAGCAGGTCGATAAAAATAATGTAGCTCAAACGTAAAGTTACTATTTGGTGTAGGGGCTAAGATAAATGTATCGTCATCAAACTGAGCATAGTAAAGGGGTTCTCCTGTTGTGGCTACTGCTGGGGTATAATCTCGAATCCAGGTTACATGCTTCAGTAATAAGTAACTATAGTTACTATCACTATCTACAACCGCTAAGCTATAAGGTGACAAATAGTCGGTTGGCGTCGCTAAGTATGTATTTCCCGAGGTTCCTGAACCCGTTGAATTCTTTCGAAACACAGGTAATTGTACGGATTTAAGAATCCGTTCTTCGGTCTGCTGTATAAAAGTATCTAAGGTACTGGTAAAAGTAGTTTCATCATTATCTAAATAATTCTGAATTGCTGTCTTTAAGCCGCTATAAGTAAATCCTGCCATTAGTCTGTACTCACTGTTAAATCACCTACTGCACCTGTAGCAACTTCCCCACTAAAAGGAGTTCCTATTGGGTCATCGGTAAAGGTCATCATATTTGTTCCCGTGGCGTCAATTACTGCTTGTGACGGGTCAACTGTTGTAATTCTTCCTAATTGAGATTGAGGAAGAGGAACTTCAGGTCGAGGTTGCCACAACGCTTCGGCATCTGCTCCTACCGCAACTGGGTCAATTTGTGGGTTCTTAGGTTCATAACACTCTGGACAAACCTTAAAACCAGTCCACTCCATACGAAGTTGTAAGTACTTATAAGCC